TGACGAACTAGTTGATAATTTTACAAAAACTAACATAAATGAATCTGCACTTGAAAACTCAAAAGGAATCAAACGAAGTCCTTGTTGAGCAGTAAAAGATGATCCTAAATCTGAAGTAACATCAAGCAAAAATTGTTGTCCTGGTCGTCTTTCTAATGCACCTTGAGGAATGCACAAAACATTGGTCGCTTTTTCAAGACCCGCCTGATATTGAGTAATATCCACTCGACCTTTTACAAGTGGATCAAATTCTCCCATAGTAAATGATGATTGATACTGTACAATTCGGCTCATGCTCCTCTCACTTCAGTTAAGAGATACTGAGCAATAACTGGAGGAGTTTCTCCCGCACCATCTAGATTAATGGCGGTTCTAAAATATCCTCCTCTATTATTATCTGCTGCTCCACCGAGTGCAATGTTTTTATAGTATGCTCCTTTTTCCGTTTGATCCGTAATTGTTTCTGCTAGATTCCAAGCCAACATGTAAACCAGTAATTGAGTAAAATATACAGGAAGTTTACCTTCTACTATATCTTGTTGGTAATCTACAAAAATTTGTGTGTTATCCGTTAATAATGTTTCTCCTTGTATCTGCCAATCTCTAATTGTTGCAGCTCCTCGATCACTAGAATTATAAACAGATCTAGGTACACTATTAATCATGTCAGAAGGAAGTTTGTACTGATATAAAAAATGTGCAGTAGGAGCAGTAGATAATCTTGATAACTCTGCTTTTTTAAGAGTGAATGTCCAAGGATACATTCCAAGCGTTGTTGTTTTTACTTTTGGATAAATAATATCTAAAGCATTACCAACCGCAGTTCCATTTGAGAAACTTGCTATTGTATCAGCACCGAGAAGAAGAAGTGCTTGATTTGCTATACTTACCTGATTATCTCCCGTTGCCATAATAATTCCTTAATTAAAAGTGGAGAGCCGAAGCTCCCCACAGTTTAGTCTATTAGTCTGAGTCAGCTACACTAAGTGCTGTTCCATCACTCACATCAACCACCCCAGCAGCCGTTACACTTAATACAACGACTAGAGAAGCAGTAGGTGTGTTTGAATCATGAGCATAAATTAGATCACCGACTTTTACTTCATCAGATACCGAATTAAAGTATCCCTCAGTATTCATTGTGGCTAGACTATCCGTAGTGGTATAAGACCACATTTGGGGTGCAGAGCCACGTTTGCTCATGCCACCAATAGGATTCCAACCTGCTCTTGCAAATGCCATAATTTACCTCCTATGATTCTCTACAAGTTACTTTAATTAGACCTTCAGTATCGATCACAACTGCACCTGCAGAATACATCGCACTTACTAAGAACGAAGTTTTCTCAGGAACATAATTGACCTCCACTTTTGGTGCGACACTTACGCCACATCCAATCGCTGATCTGTGATAAAAGAAGGTGTTTCTATCTGAACTTCCATCAATGGCAAGTCCGCCTTCTGAACGATCACCTACAACATGAAACTGAAATCCCATCATGGTATCAATCTCACCTTGTACTAATGCACGGATGTTTTGGAAATCACCAGAGATTGCTCTCTCATCTCCTAGTAGTCCAGCAATATTGTTCGCATGCACAACCGCATGACGATCTGTTGGTGGAACATTAGCAGCGTCCATAGCTTTTTTAGCTGCAATAATTTTTCCAATATTAAGGTCTGAAGCTGTTGCTGATCCCGAAGTTACTACTGTGTTCGCAATAGTTGCTCCAGGACTGGCAGCCTCCATAACGTCAATTATAATCTGATCTTCTCTTCTAGCAATCGCTTTACCCACTACTTGAGCAAGTTCTTGTCTTTCATCGAAGTTCACTTTACTTTGATCGAAAATATCGCTGTATTCTGCAGCAATAAAGTCGCTCATTGTGGCTGTTACTGTGCTGAAATCTGTGTTAAGCGGCACAACATCTGTTTGTGGAGTTCTAATCTGTGATACACCTTTTCCAATTTTAGGAAACTTGACAGTAGAACCTTGAACATTTGTTCTCATTCTAACACTATTATTCAATACAGATTCGCCTTGATATGCTTGTTTTACCTCCGCTTCAAACAGGGTAATAAAAGCTGTTGATAATCCTGTACTCATAATTGTACTCCTGTTAAATAATTAAAATTTTTATTAATCGCTTCGGTTATTGGAAAAAGATCCAGCCAAACATATAAGGTATTGCCCTACACAATCTCATTTCTGAGAAGCCAAACCAGCCAAAAAAGGTTATTGGTTATTTTATTTAAATCATATCTTGACAAGCATTACAAGAAAAAAAGTAACATCTAGCGTTTATCGTAAATGCGGTGATATGTTTTTTTTAGAAACTTTTTAATAAATGCCTTGATCCAAGATTTTAAATAGAACTTTGCTATTCGAATAGGAATGAGTAGGGGCGTAGTTAAAATATCAAAGATCAACAGAAAGATATCAACACTAAAGTCAATAATATTATCAGCGTCTTTAAATTTTTGTTTGATTGTGTTTAGGATAGTTGTCCACGCCTTTCTAACTCAATCATATCTCTTTCTGTGTCTTTTCTAAATTTTTCATCCGTTGCATATCTAGGATCTGCGACTCTGGATAACACTTCATCTTTATTCAAACCATCAACTTGCATTGTCATAGTTGGTATTTCTTTTTCGCCTGTCATACCTCTAAAAATATTTAAGACTCTGATACCTTGAGCAGTACCCCCCATGATTTTAAATTCTTCAAAATCGTCTTTATTTAAGATTTTTTGTTTGTATAATTTTCTTCCCCAAGCGATCATTTGATTTACTTTTTCGGTTGCATTTTCACCGAGCTTGGCGAGTTCTTCTTTTTCATTAATTTCTGCTTTTTCAAGATTCTCACCTCTAATTTCTGCAATTTTAGTGACTAATTCATCAAACGATTCTTGCGAGATGTTGTTTGCTTTTGCCCAGCTTGATGCAAATTCAACTTCTGGATCTTTGTTATCAATACCTTTTTCTTCTAGAGTTTTTAAATCATACGACTCAGGTGCTTTACTATTTTTTTTGTGATATGCTTTTTCTAATTCATTATAGCTTTTCATCAACTTGTCTGGGTCTGGTCCTTCCTTTTCATCCCAGAATTTATCTTGCCAATGTTCAGGTTTTTCAAACTGCACATTATCTAAATCTTCACCCTCAACCACTTGATCTCCAGGTTTAGTTGCCATACCTTCATCTTGAGTTGTTTCTTCTTGCTCAAGTGTAGCTTTAGACATCAACCCCTGTTCTGGTTGCTCTGTTGTTTCTTCCGTTTTTAATTCTTCTTGGTTTTGTGTTTCATCCATTTCTTGCTCTCCTTAGTTTTAAAATTATTTCTCTGATTATAGAATTTTGACCATCTCTAAAATAGCCAAATGAGTGATCATATCCTGGTGTCCATGCTGGAACATCAAGATAGGTTTTTTTTAAATGAACTAGTAACTTTTGTCCTTGTTCTGTTGAGAATACTTGTTGATATAATTTATCAAGTTCTGTTGGTTCTATCCTTGCATTAGGATCAGGCATAGCATCCAATCCTTCCCAACCAGGACTATTGATCGTTTGTTGCTGCTTGTTGTTGGGTTTCATTCATCATACCTTGTTGCATTTGTTGTTGCGACATCATAGCTTGAGCTTGTTCTGCAATTTGTTGTTGTGCTTCTTGCATCTGCTGTCGTTCTTCAAATGTTGTTCTTATAGCTGCGGGTACTGCCATTGCATCTGCAATAAAGTCAGCAACCTCTTCAATCTTAAATGTCATTTGTCCTGTAGGACCTAGACTGGATGCAATCTGAATATACTGCATGATCTGATTTACTTTTGTCATATTACTTGCCATAGCAATTTCACCTACGGGTTGAATCTTAACCTGCAATCCATTGACCTTGAGGGGGAGTTGGATAATACCGAGTCCATCCATAACCTCTAGAGTTCTTTTAACAACGGGATACATAGTTTCGTTTATTAATCTTCCGTATGCAGAACCTAAGTTCTGTGATAGTTGTTTCATTCTTTCTGCTACTTCTAACGCAGTTCGAGCCGACATATTATCAGGCGGTAAGGATTCATCGAGTAAAATTTTCTTAATGTTCATACGAAGATCGTTTGTAATAATCTGACTTAGCTGTGGATCTCCTGATCTGGGTAAAGGTTGTAAGTCCGCACCTCTTGGTCCTCCGTTAGAGTTAACAGGAATGATCGCACCAGGAACAAGATTGATTGAGTTCGGATTGATAACACCCGTATCCACCGCAGTATATACACCCGCAATAGTTAGCGACGCATTTTTAAGAGTGAGTTCTAATACTCGATTCAAAGTTTTTATATCAGGTAGTGCGGTGAGAACAGGACCTCGACCATATCTTTCATTCGCTGCTTTCATGTATCTAGCAATCACCCAAGGAAACGATTTAAGATCTCTATAGACCAGTTCGCTTTGTCCTCCTCGATCAATAATCTGATAATGATATCTGCCTGTATTTTTATCGTAGTATGTTCCCTCAATCAGTTCCACCATCTCACCTTCTCGGTTGGTGTATTTTTGTTTCATATCTTGTGGAATATTAATGTCAGGAAACTCTTGATCTAGTACACCATAAGGGCGTTTCATTCTGCGATATACTTTATCGACAGTTCCGAATGGTCCTTCTTCAAAGGTAATCAAAAATGTTGGTACAGCTGTATAGCGAATAGGAGTTACTTCATCGCCAGGCTGGATGAGCATCACAGCAGTTCCAATAGCCAATTCTAATAAGAATTCTCCCATTGCCTGATCAAAATTAGATTGTCGCATAATATCGAACATACGATCAGCATAACTATCAAGGATTTGTTGGGTTTCTATTTTTCTTTCTTCTGGTATTTCTGATCCTGGTATTAAACGACACCATCTAGCTGCGGGTGGAAAGAGTCCTGATTGTAAACGATTAGCAAATTTTTGTGTCGAATCAATCGCAGTAGAATCAAAAACTCTTGACATTTTATCTTGACCAGGAACATCGCCATCATAATAACCATTATGCAAATTTCTCATCGGCAGCGAGTACCTGTAAGCATCTTCGTATATGGATCGCCAATTATCTTTATGAGTATTGTTTTTATCGTATTTTGATTTAAGTTGTTGAGGACTAAGCTTTGGCATTTTTATATCTTTCTAATAAGTTCTTTCCTTTACTAGCTAACTTTCTAGCTGCTTGAGCATTGGTTGGAGCAGACTCTCCCCATGCCCTTGCTGCTAATGCAAATCGAGTCGGCTCTCCGTTTGGTTTTTTAAAAGGGGGGTAGTTTGACCGCCCGTAAAACCGACTCAGAAATGATCCTTTTCTTCGCATTTTTTCAGGTGTGTTTGCTGCTCCCTTAACACCTGGCTTTAAATTAGATCCTTCTTTTCTTTTAAAAAATTTTCTTCCTGCTTCCGTTAATCCTCCTTTAGGATTCTTATGTTTTTTTAGCATACTTCATTCGAGATTCATTGACGGACATTTTCATTTTACCGCCTGTCATCTTAGCAAAATTTTTAGCTTCCATAACACCTTTAGAGTTATACGGAAATTTTTTTTTCATCATCTTGTTATTACTTTTGTACATGACTTCTGGCATTTTTATCCTCTCTTTTTTTTGGGTTGCGAATATACTTTTTGCTCATCCTCTTGGATTCCTCATGGCAGTAGGACCTAGCGTTGTTTGTCCTTGATCTTCTGGCGTTCTGCTTATGAAAGAAGTCATTAGTCCTTGAGCACCCCTTCGTCTTGATCGCTTTCGAGCTGCTATCTCTCTTGATTGTCTTGCTTTTTCTTCATCTGCTAACTTCTCTCTTCTGGCAATCGCATCTAATTCCGCC